AAGAAATAGCGTCCGCAACAACAGAAACAACAGATATAAGTGTTACAAATGCTCAAGGTGGTAATGTTTTAAGTGCTAGTGTTGATTGTACTAAAAATATAACACAGACTCCTGTAACAAATACTGCATCAGGAGATAGTCCTGACTCAAATCCTGCTCAATGGTATAGTATACCCGCAATGTCATGTAGAAGAGTTGCAATCCAAAGAATCAAAGCTGAGATTCCAAAAGAACCTACAACAACAGACACAACAACACAACCACAAACACCTGACCCAAATAGGAATGTTAATGTTTTAACGGGTACGACACAAAGTATTAAACCTCAAGCTAAATTGACGGTTGAACAAAAAATCAAAGAAGGGATCTCAAAGAAAATTTTAAGAAACCTTTTTACTGAATGCGACTACTTCCAAGTGATTAAGGAGACAGACCCTATGGTTTATGAAACAATTAAGGATAAAATTAAATTCTTTTCACCTGCGTTCCACTCAATGACACCTGAAGGATTAAACGCAAGACTAACATTCCTTAATCAATGTACTAGACCTGGTCAATCACTACCGGTTATTGGGCCGGATGGAAGACCAAAATATAATGACGCTCTTAATACCGCATTTGGAGCACCACCAATTTTAGTTTTAAGAGTTGGTGACTTTTACCATACTAAAATAGTACCTACATCAATGGGTATTACCTATGACCCAATCCAACTTGACATGAATCCTGAAGGAATTGGGGTACAACCAATGATGGCAAATATAACTTTAAGTTTTAATATTATTGGTGGTATGGGACTTAAAGAACCAGTACAAGAATTACAAAATGCTTTGTCATTTAATTTTTATGCTAACACTGAAATTTATGATGAAAGAGCAACCGCAACAGAAGATACAAGTGAGTTGGATAAATATGTTGTTGAAAAAATTACAGGAGGATTACCTCCTGTTACTTCAGAACAAGCGGCACAAGTAAATAACGTACAACCAAAAAAAGGTGGGTCTACTATTGGTATAATTGCAAACACAACAGAAATGGATTACGCACCATTGTTTACAACTCTACAGGAGTCAATGCAAGGATACTTTAAAACATATTTTGATTCTTTAAGTAAGATAAATACGGATTATAATTATGGGGTTCTTCAGTTAACTCTTAAAGATAGAAACTATACAAAAGGATTAGTTTCTGAATATACTAACGAAAAAGTTGAAACTACTTTGTTTGGTAAATCTAATACTTATCAAGATTATGTTGAGAATTTAATTACAAAAGTTAAAAAAGATATTGAACAAAATGATGACCCAATAATGTTTTTCTTAAAAACACCAAGTGGTTTAATAACTAATAAAATTAAAAGGGAATTAGAAGATAAGTTAAAATCAATTGCCAATGAAAGACAAGGTGCGATTTTAGATGTTATAACTAATAACACCGCAAACATTACCAAATCAATTACTGATTTGAATTTTATATTCAGACAGTTAGATGTTGTCTCATCTAAGTTAGATGGTGAGTTAGGGTCTAATAATGAGCCGGTACTTTATGATTTAAGTGGCGATACTTTCTTTGGGGCCGCAACATCTGAAGGTACTATTGGTAATTTATACACTAAAAAAATACCTGAGGTTATAAAGAAATTTGATGACCTATTAGTTCAAAATAAAATTGTTACCGACATATTCCAAAAAAATACATCGACTATAGATAATGGTTCAGGATGTGAATTTTTAGTTAATAATCAAAGTTATTTTACAACATGTCCTTATAACCGTTTTTATATTGCTATGTCCCCTCTATTTACTAAATCAAATTTATTGACACAATTAAAGAACGATCTTACTAGTGGTCCTGAAATAAAAACAAATCAAAATGCAATTAACGCAGTGATTACCGTATGTGATCAATTGGCAAAAGATTATACCGTACTACAAGATTATTGGAAAAACATTTTTGAAACCCTACCAACACCAAGTAATAGTGGGAAACAAATTTATACTGAATGTACCACATTTAAGATACCTGATAATCAAGTTAAAAAATGTAACTATGTTACACCTGCGGTAGGAGACTTAGATCAAAAAAATAAAAGAATTAAAGATCTTTATTCAAATCAAAATTTGAATGATAAAAAAGACACCTTTAATGGAAAAGTAACTTTTAATTAAAAATGGCTTTACAATATTGGAACAGATATACTGATTTCTTAATTAACGGACAACAAGATGTTGTACCATACGTGGTTCTACCGTCAAAAAGTTCTGACAAAAATTATATCTACAAAGTCAGTCAATCAAGGTTGGATAAAGTATCACAACAATATTATAACACACCTTATTTTGGTTGGTTAATAATGGCCGCGAATCCACAATATTCAGGTTATGAATATTCAATACCTGATGGTGCGGTATTGACAATTCCATTTCCGTTAGTAGCTTCTCTACAAGACTATAAAAACTCATTAGATAACTACTTCTTCTACTATGGCAGATAACGGGGAAAACATACTTGTAGAATTTGATTACGATAACATTACACTTATAGACCCAAACAAATTAGTAGATCAAGAAGGTAATGTTAAAGATCGTTTGGTAAAACAAGAGGATCTTGTAATGTACGCCAATTTAGAATGTAACGTACTACCAAGAACCAAGTTGGCGGTAGGTACCGCGATGAACGATTCCCAAAGAACAATATCTGTTGGAAAAATAAATTTCCTAAACCCTGGTAATAAAACTTTTTTAGATACAGGTTGGTCAGATGAATTAACAGGGAAATATACCGTCCAAGGAAACGGAGTAAATCAACAAAGACAAACTGCAGTAAAAAACCCAAACAAGTCTGACGATTTTTATATTACACAAAATTTAAATTCTAACGGTACTCCTGGTGCGGTTGATAATGGTTTTTTGGGTATAAAATCAATTAGTGTTAGTGTTGGTACAGACTTCTTACCTGTTATTGATATTGAAATGGAAGACATTAAAGGGCGAGGTTTATTTGAGGGAGGAAATAATTCACCATATGCGGCATTTTTCCAATTACCATATCCGCAATTTACTTTAACATTAAAAGGGTTTTATGGTAAAGCGGTTAAGTTTCCAATAATGTTACAATCGTTCACTTCCAAATTTAATAATAGTACTCACAATTATGATATAACTTTAAAATTTTACGGGTACAAATACACATTATTATCATACGTAAATTTTGGGACTTTAATGGCGGTACCACACATGTATAATAATGTTGTAAATCAAAATACAACAACCGCAGTTCAAGGTACTAATACAAATCAAACATCGTTACAAACACCAACAATAGTAAGTAGGGGTTATCAGAAGATGAAAGAGATTTATTCTGACTATAAATCTAAAGGACTTATTCCTGATAACTTTCCTGAAATAACATTAAATCAATTAAACTATAGGTTACAGACTTTTATTGACAAAGTATTGGAAGATTTCTCTAAAGAAAATTTAGGGGTTTTAACCGAAATGACCAACTATACAAATACTCTTACCGCATATCAACAAGCGGTATTTGTTTATTTAAGTTCATGGTATAATACTTATATGGATGTTAAAAATCCTGTGGTTCTAAAAAACGGATCTAATGTTTATAGATTCCAAAAAAAATACGACCCTCAAAAAAGAGAAACCGCTTTAACAGAGTTAGATGGTATTCTTAAAGATTATAACGCAAAATTAAATGAAAATAGTGTTTTAGGTGCTAATGGTAGTTATACCATAGGAACAAAAACGGTACAACCAAAAATACCATTCAAAATCGACTTAGCAACTTTTGTCAAACAAATACCAACTGAAAACGATATTGATTTAGAAAAAACTTTTAGAGCACAAGAAACAGCACCAAAAGGAACTCTGTCACCCACAAATACTGTCCCAAGTGGGTTGACTCAAACTGATTTGGCGTATAATACATTCAAAACAAATTTTACAACCGAATTCAACAATTTAAAAGGAAATTATTATTTTTTTGAAGGTGAAAAATCATACATGAGTATAGTAGAAACTATGGCTAAAGAAGCGGGAAGAATCCGTACTCAAATTGAACAACAAATCACAGAAAGTTTAGCTTTAAAATTTAACTCACAAGGTGAAGGTGGGTTAGGGTTCACACCTTCAGTTAGAAATATTTTGGCGGTCTTCTATTGTCAAGGAGAAGCATTTTTAAGATTGATGGATGAGGTCCATAAAAAGGCTTGGGAACAAAGAGAGAATCCATATAGAAGAGCTGCAATATTTGGTAATCAAACAACAGCGCCAAGTGTTGATATAAAAACATCAACACAAAATAATGAACCAATTTATCCTTGGCCGCAAGTTATACAAGAAACCGTTAGTGACGACAATACTGAAAAATTCCAAGTGATTTATCCGGGAGCTCAAAATGTTGCAACATCATATCGAGCATTCAACCCCGAAATTTGGCCTGAAGTTGAGTTTGTTGAACAATTCATTAAAGGATATACCCAAAGACAGAATGATGCCGACAAAAGAGGTGCTGAATTTAATGATATTGACATACAACCCTCAAGAGCATCTTTAAATGCGATTGACTTCCCCGTATCAAACGAGGTTTTCCAAAACAAAGAGGAATCTAAATACTTCTTTGAAATATACGAAAGACTAATGTTGAACGCATATTACAGTAGACTTAACAGAATGTCAGGATATAACTTGAGTATTTATCAAGCAGAGGCGGATGACGAAGCGGTAAATATCCTAAAAAGTTTAGGACAAGACAATCCTTATTTATCAAAAACAATTAAAGAGTACTTGTTAGATGGTGCTAATTATTTACCGTTTCTTAGACACATATCAAATCAAGGACAAGGAGATAGTTGGCAAGGTTTTATCAGAGGTGAGTTTGTTACACCGTATATTAAGAATGATGTTGCAAACCCAAATTTACTATTTAACGGAGACATTATAGTATCAACAAAATCACAACCAAATGTTTCATTAAGTGAAGCTAGAAATGTGACTAATTTAGAAAAGTATTTAACCTCATCTTCATCAACAAATGAATTTGAATTTGGGGATGTTTACCCAATTACAAACTTAAATTGGGATAAAAAGAATTTGGCAAATGGAAATAGTTTAAATAATGCCAATGAAGCTTACGATACTAAAGATGTGTTAGAATATAACGACACTCAGAAGACAATAACTAATTTTGAAAATGACGATAATTTTAACACTAAAAAACCATTCACACACTTCAACTTTTTAAATTTAAATGTAACACCAAACACTTCTGATTTAAAAGTATTCTACAATACTAGAGAGTACAAAAATCAATTGGTTACTGAAGGTAATATAAGTTATGAAAACTATTCAGGAAATTTAGTTGCTGATCAAACAACTTCTATGTTGAATACACCTTATTTTATTAACGCAATACAACAAGGTGTTTATAACTTTAGATACAAACAAAAAGATCCATATCCTTATAAAAACGCGGCTTACTTATTTTTGAACAGTTTACCTTTAGGGACTCTAAGAGAAAAATATAAAAACAATGACGGTACTTCCACCACAGATCTTAGTTATATATTATCAACACTTAAAAAATTTGGTGCAGTACACAAGTTACCTTACGCTTGGATTTTAAAGTACGGTTCTATTTGGCACAGATACAAAACTTATAATGAAACAGGAAATGATATGTTGGACCCAATTTGGACCAATTTCAATTATTTAGAAAATTGGGATCCTGGGTTTTCGTCAAATACCAAAACATATGATCTTACAATCGATGGAACACCAAGAAGTTTAGTATTGGATACTACAAGTACAGGATCAAACCCTTTTACTGATATTACAACAGGATTTTATCCACAACTTATTGATGACTTTAATGTGTTTTTACAAGGATTAAAACTTTTTAGTGGGCAAACACAAGTAACAGGTAATTGTACAATACAGAACGTTTCTGGTAATTGTTCTACTTTTGTATTATCGGGAAATTGTACTCCTTCAGGATCGACAATAACAATAAATAATATTACAAATACTTTATTAAAAACTGGATATACAATAAATCTACCTCAATTTAATATAAACTTAGTAATAACAGGTCAATTGAATGGTGTGAATGGAGGTACAGGTACTTATACCATAACACCAAGTTTTAGTTCAGTCACTCAAAATTTTACAGGACCAAGTTTTGTTAACATAACCCAAACAAGTTTAAATTCAATTTCCAACGGATTGATATTAACAGGGTCTTCGTTACCTAACCCAATTACAATATTAAATCAAATTAGCGGTACTACAAATGGAATTGGTTTATATAATATAACAGCGTCATCGGCAACAACATCTAATTTTATTGCTTTAAATCCTTTATTACAGGTTAATAGTGTGGACACAAATGTAATTTCAAGTGGAAGTATTTTAAACGGTTTGTCATTAAATGGTAACGTAAATGTTATTAGTCAAGTTTCAGGTACTACAGGTGGTATAGGGTTGTATATAATAGGATCAGGTCAAACTTCTACGACATCACCTTTTGTTGTACAAAATGCGTTCATTGCGGGTATTGGATCTTCTTCAATACAACCACTTTTAGACGATAAAAAGTTAATCATGTTTAATACAACTAACTCAACTATCTTTGAAACACCTGGATTTGACTCAAATAATAGTCAGAGAAGTATGAGGGTTTCTCCGTGGTCAGTTGTTGTTAGGACTACTGATAATACGGGGTATTATGTTTTACCGTCATTTGGATCAAACATCAATCAAGCTAAAGGTGAAGCATTTAAAAATGGAAATATGAAAGTTGAACTTTCAAACAACCCATCAATGTTCAACGGGACTGTAAGATTGTTTTGGAATGTACCCCAATACGGGTGGTTTAACAATTCGGAACTGAAAAAAAATGACCCAAAAACTTATTTCAAAAAAATACTTAACGAACAGAAGGAACAACAAAATTTTTTAATTTCAGGTAAGTTAACTGATTATACTAATTTTGAAGAATTATTTACGACTTTTAATACTCAAACTTTAGATTACTTTGAATCGGAATTTTTAAATTTTAGTAGGTCAATATATGATTATGTTGATACATTACCGCCTACAACAACAACTGAAGCCACAACAAATGTTTTAAATACCGCAACAAATCCTGATGGAAGTGTAGGTTTATTAAGTGATAAAATGTCTAAGAATTTTCATTACTTAATGAGAGAGTTAATGAAAATAAAACCACCAACAGGAACATCCCCTGAAACTAAGTTGTCTGAAATTATAACTAATCAAAACCAAACCTTCCAACAAATATTAACGGCATTTATGAATTATGATGTTGTTTTCAAATACGGAAATCCTACAGAATTTAATAAAAGATTGTTCTTTACATTCTCAAAAAGATATTTAGAAGAACCATACATTTATGGGCCATACGAACAAGGTACATTGCCAACACAAGGAGGATCGGTTACATTGGCGGCGTCTAAACAACAAAGTCCTGAAACTTGGAAAGCTTTAGAATATTATGTTGGTTATTCTACGATTCCAGAACTCGCATATAAAAACAATGGTTCGTATATTACAGACTTTTTTGTTAATTTGAATGTGCAGTTTAATGAAAAGAATGTAAAAGATTTTGCACCTATTATTAAGATATATGCTACTGAAAAATTAAAAAATAATAATTTAAATTTATCATCTTTTTATACTTTAATGGACAATTATATAGTTGAATCTGAAAACTATATAAACAATGTTATAAATGTGATGTTACCTGCGGTTAGAAAACAGCTACCAAATGTGTTTATCACACAAGATGATCCCCAAGTCAAGGCAAATCTTGAGGCCGGATTTACAGAACAAACAAGAACTGAACTATGGGAAACATTTAAGGCATTAAATGATACTTGGATTGCAGGATTTGATTTCCAAAACAAAACATTATTTGAAGACGTGTTGTTAGTGGACAGGGCTAGTAGAAATGTTGGAGATAAAATCATTGTGGACATCTTCCAAATAAAAGATTTGATACAAGATTCAAGTTATAAAAATAATTTACTAGACATTGTTACAACAATTTTAGTTCAAAACAATTTCCAACACTTCATGTTACCGGCATTTGTTAATTTTTACAATGTTCAAGATGCTCAAAAAAACCCAACCCCAAGGCCTGATGGTTCTTTAGAATTTGCTAATACTTTATTTGGTACATTTTTAAATGTTGATTACAGACAAAGTGCACCTAAGTTCCTTTGTTATTATGTTAACAAACCTAGTGAACACTTGTCGATGAAAGATAATATTGATTATAGATATAGAGACGATGCGTTTGATTTAAGAAGAGCTAGCGACAATCCACTACAAGAGAATCAAGCGGAAAAGGTGGATTGGGACAAATCAAATAAAGTTGTAGGGTTCAATATTGACATTGGAAGACAAAACCAACAAATATTTAAAAGCTTTAGCGTTTCACAAACACCAGGAAAACCAACTTCAGAATCTTTAGAAATGTTAAATCAAATGGCTAACTTGGGAGGAAATAGAAGATCGACAACACAATCAGTTTCTTTATATAACTTATATAAAAATAGAAGTTATGAATGTAGTGTTGATATGATGGGGTGTGCGTTAATCCAACCTTTAATGTATTTTAACATAAGGAATGTCCCTATGTTCTCAGGACCTTATATGATTACTAAGGTCACTCATCAAATTTCGGATAATGATTTTAATACAAGTTTTACAGGGACTAGACAACCTTTCTATAGTTTACCAAAAATTGATAATTTCTTACAGACATTGAATATAAAAATTTTATCAACAATACAAACTAAAATACAACAGAGAGAACAACAAAATCGTCAAAGTCCTGATAATATCAAGTTACAACAACAGAATGTGATTGCTAATTTACAATCTCAAGACACTTTAACAAAGAGTCAGGATTGTCTTACTCAGATAAATCCACGTTACAGAGATTATAATGGTATTGATGTTCCACAACAAACTTCAGTAACGACAAAACAATTATTTGAAACAATTAAAGATGTTTTAGTTGCGAGAGGTTACTCGGTAACAGGATCTACAACATATCTTTTAGCCGACCTTGCTTTTTCTTTTATATACGTTGATTCAGGTAATAACACAGGAATAACAGGATATGAAAACAATTACTCGACTATAAATCTTACAGAAGTTTATGGTGATTCATTTATCACTTATATTAAAAGAAATTATTTTTGTGTGAGTAGAGGAGCAAATCCTAATCTACCAGTCGCATCATTCAATAGTATTAGAACCTTTATAGAATTTGTATTAGATAGAATAGCGGCAATCCCATCAAAGATAGTTGCGGATTCGAATGTATTTGATTTGGGCACAAAACAAGGGGCCGCAAAGGCATTTGCAAAGCAATATATTTTGAATTATCCATTGGCGCAACAACCAAATGTTTATGACTCTATGGTGGAGCAAGATAAGTTAACAGTACAACAAGAAATGGAAAGAGCTTCAGACATTTTCAAAACTGTACAAACTTTCAGAACTAATTGATATTTATAAATAAAAACGATATGAGCACAAAGATGTTATTAGATAACTACCTCGGAAAAAATACGAGAGTATCTGAAAAAGATATGGGTGATGGTACAAAACAAGTGTGTGATTTAGACACAGGTGACTGCTACACTTTAAGAATGAAAGACGGACTTATTGAAAGAGTTGACAACACAATGAAAACATTCAAGAAAATTCAAGTCGAAACCAATCATGGTATAAAAACATTATTAAACGGTTAAGATGGCTTTAGATGAAAAAATAATTAAAGAAATTGCAAGATATAATTCTATAAATAGATATATCATGGAACAAGATGTTCCACCACCACCTGCTGATCCATTAGCGGACCCTGCAGCGGCAGGAGCACCACCTGTAGATCCGGCAGCGGCAGGAGCACCACCTGCAGATCCTTTAGCTGATCCAGCAGCGGCAGGAGCACCAACAGACCCTGCAGCACCAGCACCACCTGCGGCACCTGAAGGAGAACCTATTGATACAGAAGCTGATCCTGATGTTGAGGAAGTACCGGCAGAAGGTGAAGAGGGTGATGAAACTGAAGAATTAGATATTACTGATTTAGTTGATTCCCAAAAAACAATGGCGGATAAACAAGAAGAATATTTTACAAATCTTTTTGATCAAATTAAAAACATGGAAACAAAGTTGGCTGAAATGGATTCTATTGTATCAAAATTAGATAGTTTAGAATCTAAAGTTGAAAAATACAGACCTAAAACAGCACAAGAAAAATTAGAACTTCGTTCATTAGATTCTGGACCATTTAAACAAAATTTGTCTGACTTCTTTGATGAGAAAAAAGACGAGATGGAACAAACAGGAAAAAATGAATATGTTCTAACTCAAGATGAGGTTGACAGCTTTAGTCCTTCCGAAATTGAAAAATCATTCAATGAACCAATGGAAGATGAAGACGATATTTTATTAAACAGATTTAACTCATAAGTTTTAAGGTCGATATTTTCGACCTTAAACTTTTTTTTGGCGACACAATTTGACTATAACTTTTTATACACCTATAATTTTAACATATAAACTTTAATTTTTATTTACACATGGCGACAAATGTTTTAGATGCAGTACTAGCACAGTACGAACAATCAAATCAAAGTAGTACAAACTCTACTTCAAAAATGTCTTCTGAAGACCGAATGAAAAAATATTTCGCGGCAATCTTAAAAGACAACGAAAAACAAGGACAGAAACGAGTTCGTATTCTACCTACAACAGATGGATCTTCACCATTCAAAGAAGTATGGTTCCACGAAATCTTTGTGGACGGAAAATGGCAAAAATTTTATGATCCAGGAAAAAACGACAACGAGCGTTCACCATTAACTGAAGTTTATGAAGAACTTATGTCAACTGGTAAAGAGTCAGACAAACAATTGGCAACACAATACAGATCTCGTAAGTTCTATATTGTTAAGGTAATTGATCGTGACAACGAACAAGACGGTGTAAAATTTTGGAGATTTAAACACAATTACAAACAAGAAGGAATCCTTGATAAAATCATTCCAATTTGGAAAGCAAAAGGTGATGTAACCGATCCTGATAAAGGTCGTGACTTAATCCTTGAGTTAACTAAAGCAAAAACACCAAAAGGTGCATTCTACACGGTTATCCAAACCGTTATGTATGATGACCCATCCCCAATTTCTGAAGACGTTAATCAAATGGCCGATTGGGTTGGTGATGAGTTGAAATGGGATGATGTTTATTCTAAAAAAGCGGTTGAGTATTTAGAGGCAATCGCAAGAGGAGAAACCCCACGTTGGGATTCAGAAAAAGGTGGTTATGTTTACTCTAACACTGAAACATCTGAAGTTTCTATGGGTGGTACATCAACACCTAAATCAATCAACGAAGTTGCTGATCCACAAGCAAACGACGAGGTTGACGAAGAATTACCATTCTAATTTATTATCAAATTAAATGAACGGGAGCAGTTTATTGTTCCCGTTTTTTTGTTTATATTTTATATAGTAATACAAAAATTATGGCACTTAAAAAAAACGACTTTAGTTCACTGAAGAAAAAATTCTCTTCAGATGCAAAATACAAACCACAAAGATTTTTTGATCTTGGTTCCGACTTCTTAGATGCGGTAGGTTTACCTGGTCCCGCAATTGGACACCTTAACATGTATTTAGGTCACTCCGATACAGGAAAAACAACGGCATTGGTAAAAACGGCTGTTGATGCTCAAAAGAAAGGTATACTTCCTGTGTTTATTATTACAGAACAAAAATGGTCTTTTGATCATGCTAAACTTATGGGGTTTGAATGTGAGGAAGTAGTTGATGAAGAAACAGGTGAATTAACTTGGGACGGATTCTTCCTATTCAATAACAACTTCAGTTACATTGAACAGATCACAGATTATATTAACGAACTATTGGATGCACAACAAAAAGGTGAGTTAGATTATTCACTTTGTATTATGTGGGATTCAGTTGGATCAGTTCCTTGTAAAATGACTTATGAAGGTAAGGGTGGTAAACAACATAATGCCTCAACATTGGCAGATAAAATTGGTATGGGTATTAACCAAAGAATTTCAGGTTCACGTAAGTCAGATTCTAAACATGAGAATACCTTAATCATTGTTAATCAACCTTGGGTAGAATTACCTGACAATCCATTTGGACAACCAAAGATTAAAGCAAAAGGTGGTGAAGCGATTTGGTTAAACTCATCATTGGTATTCTTATTTGGTAACCAAAAAGGTGCGGGAACAACAAAGATCACGGCAACAAAAGACAAGAGAACTGTAAAGTTCGCTCAAAGAACAAAAGTGTCGGTTATGAAAAATCACATCAATGGTCTTGGATTTGAAGACGGAAGGATTATTGTGACACCACACGGATTTTTGCCAGGTAAAGATACTACTGAAGAAAAAGCATCAATAGAAAAGTATAAGAAAGAATATGCGGACTATTGGAAAGACATAATCGGAGTTGATGGTGACTTTGATTTGAAAACGGAAAAGGAAGAGGTTGAGTAGAAATCATTCAAGATTAAAGGAAGTGTCCAAAACATTATTAGTAGACGGAAATAATTTATTGAAAATTGGGTTTCACGGTGTTAGAGAATTCTATCACAATGGGAAACACGTTGGTGGTGTTTGGCACTTTCTGAATACTCTTCGTAAATTCTTAGAAGAACACAACTACGATAAGGTTGTGGTATTTTGGGATTCTAAAACCTCATCTTCACAAAGAAGATTGATTTACCCAAAGTACAAATTGAATCGGAGACCTTCCGAATCAGAACAAAAAGAAGATGCTTTCTTGGAACAAAAACAGAGGGTTAGACAATACCTCGAGGAGATGTTTGTGAGACAACTGGAGACAGAACACTCAGAAGCTGATGACTTGATAGCTTATTACTGTCAAGTGTCCTTAGATGAGACAAAAACTATATTCTCAAGTGATAGGGATTTGACCCAACTTATCTCTGAGAAAGTATCAATTTATTCACCATCCACAAAACAATATTACAAGTTGGGGGACAAGATTAAATTACATGATATTGAAGTTCCCCACTTTAATGTTAAGACCGTAAAGATACTCACTGGTGATAGTTCCGACAACATTGACGGGATCTTTTATCTTGGTGAGAAAACTTTAATTAAATTATTTCCTGAGCTACTTGAAGAGTTAATACAAATACCCTATATTTTGAGTACAAGTACTAATTTACTTAAGGAGGAAAAGGGGAACGTAGCTCTTCAGAACCTATTAAGTGGTAAAACTAAAGAAGGTATTTTTGGTGATGAATTTTTTGTAATCAACCAAAAACTTGTTGACTTAGATGAACCACTATTAAGTGATGAGGACAAAGAATTAGTTAGACTATATTATACTGAGTCGATGGATCCCGACGGAAGAGGACATAGAAATCTAATTAGAATGATGATGGATGATGGATTTTTTAAATATCTACCTAAGGGTGACGACGCTTGGGTGGGGTTTTTAAAACCATTCCTCAAACTGACAAGAAAAGAAAAACAAAAATTTAGAAACAAAAAAAATTAAACAAGCAAAATGAAAGAACAGGATATAACAAAAGTAGAATTTTTGTTAATGTGTAACGATAACATCGTAGTTCAAAGATTCTTCAACGTTAGAAACTTTAATAAGAATGCTCACAAATCGGAGGAGTTTTTCTATTACATTACAAGTCTTTGTGATGAGTTAAAGTATGATTTGAAAATGAGATCTGTGTCTTATATGTTAGACAATCAATATGAAATTTCTGAAAATCCAGACGTATTAAATACATCAATAACTGATGGACCTGAGAATTTTAACTTAATTATTAAGCTCGGAGATATGACAATTTGTCAGCGTGAGTTTAATGCTAAAGCATACCCCCCAAAGGTCAGATATACCGTAGACCTACGCCCAAAGTTAAAAAGCATACTTGCACAGCTTACTGACATTTTTTCAGGTAGAGATTTTAATTATTTTTACCCTGAATTTATCAAAAACTAATACTATTTATTTTTACTAAACGAGAGAAAACTATATGGCGACAGGTAAAAATTTTGAGTATTTAGGTAATACTTTTCAATTACAATTATTAAATCAAATTATTGCAGATAAAGATTTTTCACATTCAATTATTGATGTGATTGAGAACAATTATTTTGAAAATAAGTATTTTAAAATCATCATTCAGATGATTAGAGAGTATTACACAAAATATGACCACACACCGTCGTTTGATACGTTAGAACAAATTACAAAATCTGAATTACAACAAGAGCTAGCATCTAAAATTGTTATGGATACAATTAAGAAAATTAAAGATGCACCTATCGATGGAGTAGGTTTTGTACAAGAAAAGGCTTTGAAATTCTGTAAACAACAAGAACTACAAAAGGTGATGGGTAAGGCTCAAAAGATCATCGATGGTGGTGAGTTTGAGAACTATGACACACTTGAGGAAATGGTTAAAACCGCTCTTCAAGTTGGGGCAAAAGATACTTCTATGTTAGACGTATTCTCAAATCTTGATCAAGTCCTTGAGGACGATTACAGACACCCAATCCCAATGGGAATACCAGGTATTGACAGATTGTTAAAGGGAGGTTTGGCAAAAGGAGAAATTGGTGTTATATTAGCCCCTACGGGAGTTGGTAAATCAACAGTTCTAACTAAGATGGCAAACCACGCATTTAATCTTGGGTTCAACGTACTTCAGATCTTTTTTGAGGATAACCCAAAGGTAATCCAAAGAAAACACTTCACCCTATGGACTAAAGTTCATCCTGACGATTTGTCAGAGAAAAAAGATGAGGTAATGAAAAGAGTTAGAGAGATTGAGGAGTCGATGCCTAATAAATTGATTATGAAAAAATTACCATCGGATACTATGACGATGTTACAAATCAAAAATCAAATTAGAAAAATGGTTTCTGACGGAATTAAAATTGATATGATTGTTTTAGATTATATTGATTGTATTGTACCTGATAAAAATTTAGGTGATGAATGGAAGAGTGAAGGATCGGTAATGAGGGCTTTTGAGGCTATGTGTCACGAAATGAATCTTGTGGGATGGACCGCAACTCAAGGTAACAGATCCTCAATATCTTCAGAAGTTGTAACCACAGATCAAATGGGTGGGTCAATTAAGAAAGCACAAGTAGGTCACGTTATTATTTCAGTTGCAAAAACATTACAACAGAAAGAAATGAAATTGGCGACTATAGCAATAACTAAATCCCGAATCGGTGATGACGGTGTCGTATTTGAAAACTGTAAGTTTGATAATGCAATGATTGAAATAGACACAGAAAGTTCAATGACTTTCTTAGGTCTTGAAGAACAAAAAGAAGAAAGACAAAGACAACGAGTTAAAGAACTCTTAGAAAAGAGAAAACAACGAGAAACACAGTCAAATTAACAAATAAATAAATTTATAATAAATGGAAAAAATACTAGTAGAAAATCCTAGTCGGTTCGTCATCTTCCCTATTGAACACAATGATATTTGGGAATATTACAAACAACACCAAGCGGCTTTTTGGACGGCAGAAGAGGTGGATTTAACTAATGACATCAGAGATTGGGAAAAATTAACAGACAATGAGAAATACTTTGTTAAAAACGTATTATCATTTTTCGCGGCATCAGACGGAATTGTAAACGAAAACTTAGCGGAAAACTTTTACCGAGAAGTACAATATCCTGAGGCGAAGTTCTTTTACGGATTCCAATTGGCGATGGAAAATATTCACTCACTTATGTATTCATTATTGATTGACACATACATTAACAACCCAAAAGAAAAAGATGAGTGTTTCAATGCGATAGATAGATTACCTGCGGTTCAGAAAAAAGCTAAGTGGGCTTTAGAGTGGATTGAAAAATCGTCATTTGCGGAAAGATTAGTTGCATTTGCTGCTGTTGAAGGTATCTTTTTTTCAGGTTCGTTCTGTTCTATTTTCTGGATGAAATCAAGAGGAATCATGCAAGGTTTATGTAATGCTAACTCACTTATCTTTAAAGATGAAAACTTACATTGTGATTTCGCAATTCACTTATTAAACAATCACTTAGAGAATAAACCTTCTGAAAAACGAATAAAAGAGATTCTATTGTCAGCTCTTGAAATTGAAAAAGAGTTCATTACAGAATCACTTCCTGTTTCTTTGATCGGTATGAACTCAAACTTAATGAAACAATATCTTGAGTTTGTTGTTGATGGGTTACTAATGAAAATGGGTTGTAGTAAAGAATTTAACGTAGAACAACCATTCAAATTTATGGAACAAATTGCGGTTGAAACTAAAGGTAATTTCTTTGAATCAAGAACAATGGAATATCAGAAGGCAAAACTGAATGAAACAATAACATTTACAGACGACTTTTAAATATTAGATTATGTCATTAAAAATTATTAAACGAGGTGGTGAGGTTGTCTCATTTAATCCACAAAAGATTTACAACAGAGTAAAACGAGCTTCAAAAGGTTTGAATGTTAATTCAGACGAAATCTTTATTAAAGTTATTACTTCAGTACCAACTGAAGGTGAAGTAACCACAAAAGAACTTGACAAGTTGGTTAATGAGATTGCAGCATCTTACACAGGTAGTCATCACGACTATTCAAGATTGGCGGCATCGGTTGCAATTTCTTCATACCATAAAGAAACAAATGATAGTTTTTCACAGACTATGATGCAACTTTATGAGGATGGGATTATCAATGAAAAACTTATTGAGACCATTAAAGAATACGGTGAAGATACTATCGATGCTGTAATCAATCACGAAAATGATTACAACTTTGATTATTTCGCTTGGAGATCATTACAAGAAATGTATCTATTGAAACGACCAAATGGTAGGGTAATTGAAAGACCACAACATATGTACATGAGAGTTGCATTGTGGGTTACTTCAAACATGGCAGATGCGTTTGAATATTACAGATCTTTATCAGAACAATTGATCTCAAAAGCAACACCAATTATGATCAATTCGGGAACTAAAGTTCCTCAATTGGCGTCTTGTGTACTTCATTATAATGATGCGGATTCAAGAAAAGGTTTGTTAGATACTTTAACAGATATTTCTACATTCTCATCAGATGCCGCTGGTATTGGACTATCTATGTCTAACATTCGTAGTAAAGAAAGTAGAATTTCTAGTTCAGGTGGATATGCCGGTGGTTTATTAAAATATCTTAAGATTGTAAACGAATCACTTAGGTTCTTTAATCAACAAGGTCGTAGACCAGGTTCTGCGGCTGTCTATCTTGAGCCTTGGCATAAAGATATTTTTGATCTTTTAGATATTAAAAAGAACACAGGAGCTGAAGAGTTGAGAGCTCGTGACTTATTTACCGCACTTTGGATTCCTGATAACTTCATGAGAGCGGTAAAAGAAAATACTGATTGGTATTTGTTCTGTCCTAATGATATTAAGAAGGCTGGTTTAAAACCATTACAAGAATGTTATGGTGATGAATATGAAACTGTGTTTAATACGGCTGTTCAGTTAGGTTTAGGTAAGAAAGTTAAAGCTCAAGACATTTGGAGTAAGATCGTAGAGTCTCAAGTGGAGACAGGAGTTCCATACCTTTGTTCAAAAGACAATGCCAATCGTAAAACTAATCATCAAAATATTGGTGTTATTAAACAATCAAATCTTTGTAATGAAATTTATCAATATACTGACGAGGAAACGACGGCAATTTGTACACTCTCATCTATGGTGTTGAAAAACTTTATTAAATCAGGTAAGTTTGATTTTGAACTTTTATTTAATGAGGTTAGAAAAGTTGTAAGATCACTTAATAAAGTTGTGGATATCAATAACTACTCAACAGAAAAAGGTAGAAAAGGTGGGTTAGAACAAAGAGCAATTGCTATTGGAACTCAAGGTTTGGCTGATGTATTCTATTTGATGGATTATATTTTTACATCTGAAGATGCTAAAAAATTAAATAGAGATATCTTCGAAACTATCTATTATGCGGCGATTTACGAAAGTAATCAGTTATGTATGAATGGTAAGTACAAACCTTACGATTTCTTTGAAGGATCGCCAATGTCTCAAGGGAGATTCCAATTTGATATGTGGAATGTAGACGAAACAAAACTTTCAGGAATGTGGGATTGGAACAAATTGAAAGAAAATGTTAAATCTCATGGTGTTTGTAATTCATTGTTCACGGCTCAAATGCCTGTAGCATCTTCGGCAAAAATCACAGGTTCATATGAAATGACAGAACCAGCACACTCAGCAATCTTTAACAGACGAGTTGTTGGTGGTGAAATTATGATTGTTAACAAATATCTAATCAATGATTTTGAAAAGATTGGTATTTGGTCTGAAGACTTAAAAAATGAAATTATATTTAATGAAGGGTCAATTCAAAATATTAACTTCAATAATCATTTAGACCCTGAAGATAAAAATTACAATAAGAAAGTTAAACGAATTGAACACTTAATTCCTAAGTATAAAACAATTTGGGAGATCTCACAAAAACAACTTATTGATATGGCAGCAGATAGAGCACCATTTATTGATCAATCACAATCAATGAATATCTATATGTCTAACCCTACATTATCAAAGATAACTTCATCACACTTCCATTCTTGGGAGAGCGGTCTAAAAACACTTTGTTATTATGTTAGAACTAAAGCTATCTCAACAGGGGCAAAACACTTAGCAATGGACATCTCCAAAAGAGAAAAACCAAAAACTACACCAGAACCCCCTAAAGTAGATTATTCACATTTAAATCTACCGTCAAGACCTGATAATTCTGATTTTGAATGTTTTGGTTGTTCATCCTAAAAACGATTAAGTTTAATAAATTAAAAATCACGGCTATGTCGTGATTTTTTTTTACTTAAAAAAAACCTAACTTATATTTATATGTGATATGGCAAATGGTATAACTTATGGTATTTCGTTCCCTTTCGTGGATTCATTCACTGGTAGATATTTGGATGTTACTAATTCTACTGAGGGTGAAATTAGATCTAATCTAGTTCATTTATTATTAACTAGAAAAGGTAGTAGATATTTTTTACCCGATTTTGGTACTAGATTATATGAATTTATCTTCGAACCATTAGATGGACCGACGTTTTCTGATATTGAGTCAGAAATAAGAGACACAGTAAGGACTTACATGCCTAATTTACAGATAACTAATATTACCGTTGAACCAGGTTCTGCCGGTTTAGAAGATAAAGGTTATACTGTAAACCAAGATGGTGAAAGAGAATTTAGAGTTACTAACATTTCTAATTTAGAACATACGGCAAGAATCAAAATTGATTACAGAATAACAGATTCGGCTTTTGAATCACAAGATTTTGTGATATTAAATATTTAATAATATATGGCAGAGAAAAAAATATCCTATACGGTTAGGGATTTCCAAGGAGTAAGAACAGAGCTTATAAATTTTACGAGGACTTACTATCCTGATTTAGTCCAAAATTTTAACGATGCTGGTATTTTCTCAGTCATGTTAGATTTGAATGCCGCAGTAACTGACAATTTAAATTATCAAATAGATAGAAGTATTCAAGAAACTGTTTTACAGTTTGCTCAACAAAAAAATTCAGTTTACAACATTGCAAGAACTTATGGTTTAAAAATACCAGGACAAAGACCTTCGGTTGCGTTAGTAGATTTTTCAATCACAGTCCCTGCGTTTGGAGATAGAGAAGATTTAAGATATTGTGGAATTTTGAGAAGGGGATCGCAAGTAAATGGGGCAGGACAACCTTTTGAAACAGTTTATGATATTGATTTTGCTTCACCAATAAATGCTGAAGGGTCACCTAATAGAGTTAAAATTCCTAATTTTGACCCAAGTGGTAAGTTAATTAACTACACCATAGTAAAACGTGAAGTAGTAGTTAACGGAATCACAAAAGTATTCAAAAGAGTAATTACCCCAAATGATGTAAAACCATATTTTGAATTATTTTTACCTGAAAAAAACATTTTAGGTATCTCAAGTGTATTATTAAAATCTGGTACACAATATTCTACCATACCAAACCCACAAGACTTTTTAACTTTAGGACCCGAAAGATGGTTTGAAGTTGATGCATTAGTACAAGATAGAGTATTTGTGGAGGACCCAACTAAAGTATCTGACCAACCTGGTATTAAAGTAGGTAGATATATTACAACATCCAATAAATTTATTTCTGAATATACACCTGAAGGATTTTGTAAAATGACATTTGGTGGTGGTAATATTTCGGCTGAAGAACAATTAAGAGAATTTGCTCGTGATGGTAAAGGATTTGATTTGAGTAGATATACCAATAATTATTCTTTGGGCGCCGCTTTAACATCAAACACAACTTTATTTGTACAATACAGGATTGGTGGTGGACTTTCTAGTAATGTTGGTCTAAACACTATAAATCAGATAGGTACAGTATCATTTGCGGTCAATGGACCTTCAGAGTCTGTAAACAGAAGTGTAATAAATAGTTTACAGTGTAATAACGTAACGGCCGCAATTGGAGGATCAAACATACCAACAACTGAAGATGTTAGAAATTTGGTATCATTTAATTTTGCTGCACAAAACAGAGCTGTAACGGTTAACGATTATAATTCTTTAATCAGAACAATGCCTTCTCAATTTGGGGCACCTGCAAAAGTTGCAATAACCGAGGAAAATAATAAAATAAGAATAAAAATGTTATCTTATGATACAAGTGGTAGTCTTACTAATGTTGTATCTAACACCTTAAAACAAAATGTTGCAAATTATTTATCAAACTATAGAATGATAAATGATTATATTTCAATCGAAGCTGCAGAAACTATAGATCTTTCAGTCACTGTTGACGTTGTGTTGGATAATAGTCAAAACCAAGGTGCGATTATTTCTAAAACTATACAAATAGTTTCTGAGTTCTTTAACCCACTTGTTAGGGAGTTAGGTCAAAATGTTAATATATCTGAATTAAGAAGGTTAATACAATCCGAGAATGGAATTGTTAGTCTTTCTGACATTTCGTTCTTTAATCAAGTTGGAGGTCAGTATTCATCGGCACAAACATCAATGCCATATTCAAACCCATTAACAAGACAAATCCAACCAACTGCGGATACTATCTTTGCAACCCCAACACAAATCTATCAAATTAGATATCCAAATAAGGATATAAATGTTAGAGTTCTCAACCTTAAATCGGTTAACTTTTCATAGCGATTTATTTTTATAAAAACAAGTTTATCTTTTCTAAAATAGGAAATAAACTATTTATGAAAAAACGAATTTTTAATGCCCAAATCATATAGAATTAGGACCGAAGTTGGTGTTGATAAGTATATCAACGTAAACCTCGAACAAGACTGGGAATCTTTAGAGATACTTTCTTTGAAGATTTTAGCCGATGACTTATACACACGTTTCTGCGCCGATTATGGTGTTGTTGTTGGTAGAGTTTTTGTAAATAATGGTTTTGGTTTACCAAAGGCAAAAGTATCGGTATTTATTCCGTTAGAAGACGCTGACGAATTAGATCCGGTAATATCAGAACTATACCCATATAAAACAATTACAGATACTAACGAAGCTGGATATAGATATAATTTATTACCTAAGTTACCATCATATAATGGTCACCAATCTACAGGATCATTTCCTAATGTTGGTGACGTTTTAATGGATGAGTCGTATATTGAGGTTTATGACAAGTACTACAGATATACGGTTACCACAAATGAAAGTGGTGACTTTATGATTTTTGGTGTACCAATTGGAAATCAAACAATTGTCATGGACGTTGACTTATCTGATATTGGATGTTTTTCATTATCACCACAAGATTTAATACAACAAGGGTTGGCAACAGAAACTCAAGTTAACGGATCGACTTTTAAGACATCAACTAATTTAAGAGAATTACCTCAAATTAAAAATTTGGTATTTGATGTAGATGTTAGACCTTTTTGGGGCGATGCTGAACTATGTCAAGTTGGAATAACAAGAGTTGATTTTGACTTAACTAAACAAGCAAATATCAACATACAACCTACCTCAATTTTTATGGGGTCTATTATTTCAACAACGGATGATGATGCGCTCAAAGTTAGTTGTAAACCAAAAAATAACACCGGAAACCTTTGCGAATTAGTTGCGGGACCTGGTATTATACAGGCAATAAGACACACTATAAATTCAGATGCGAATGGACTCCCTATTTTAGAAAGATATGAAGTTGAGGAGGAAGGTAAAATTATAGATCCTGACGGAGTTTTCTTGTTAAACTTACCTATGAATTTAGATTATGTTTTTACTAATGAATTTGGGGAACAAGTTTTATCAGATGACCCATCAAAAGGGATACCAACAAAAGGTAAATATCGTTTTAGATTTAGATGGCAAAATGAACAAGGGTTACAAAATAGTTTCATGAGAGCGGATTACTTAGTACCAAACATTAAAGAGTACGGATGGTCTAACTCATCAAATGACCCATTGGACCCAAGTTTAGTTGGGGTATATACTTACCCGCAGATACCTGTAGGATCAGTTTCAGGAACTCCTGTAACATTTTTAATAAATGAAGGACTTTCACAGGCGGTTACAACAAATATTGAATCATATCAGATCTATATTAACAACCAACTTTATTTAGGGTCAATAAATTCAATATTTATTAACGCAGGAGACGTATTACGAATCGTTGCAACACCATTGGATCCTACACAAGCCCAAATAATAAAATTCACACAGATTCCTCAACAATTATTCGACCTTTATAGGTCCTACGCCTTTAGTACTGATTGGGATGATTACGCAAATCAACAAGAAGCTTTAGATTGCGAAGACACATTTTACGAATTTAAGTATAATAAGGTCTATACAACCGCAATGTTTTTGGATAGATATAAAAAAGGGTTGGGTAGAGCCAAACACTTAGGTATCAAAGAAATTGATAATAGAACTTGTAAATCTACAGTTAACACTTTCCCTGTTAATGATATTATAAGAAATTTTGATTTTATTTACTTTGTGTTCAACCTCCTACTAAATGTTTTGGCGTTTCCTATAATGTCGTTAATTTTTGTGATACACATTGTTGCGGCAATATGGGAACTTATTAGAAAAATAATAAACGCAATAAAAAATATTTTTAATATTGATACCCCAGACATACCTGGTTTCCCAAGAATAGGATTACCTATGATTGCGTATCCTGATTGTACAAGTTGTGAATGTGATTGTGGAATCAATGAAGATAATAACGATAGTCAAGAGTTACAAGCGGTAAACGATTATAATAATGGTTCTAATGATTTACCTTATACAGCAACTTTAACTACTGTTAATACTTTATTAGCACCTGTAAATAGTGCGAATCTTTATGATATAACTCACCCAAATTTACTAAGATTAGCGGATGGTAGCGAACCATATGATTGTGGTGTTGGATTTGGGGGAAACTATGAATCATTTGAAACACTTTTAGACAACAACGATGTATCAATAGATGTTGTTGTTCAGGCAAGTTTAGATTTGAAAAGAACTATTTCAGGTTATGATGTGATTTCATCAACAAACCCAAATAAATTATTTAGTAACGAATTTTATTTATTACATGCACCACAACCTTTTTTATGGTCGGCAGAAAAAAAGGGGGCGGCTCCTGATAATAGATATTTTGCGTTTCCATTAACCGATACCTATCCTCAAAAATTAAATGAATTTAACACAAGGGATAAGTACTTTACCGGTAAAAATAAAATTACTACATGGGTTAACCCTTCTTTGAATACGGTGCCTGCAAATTCAACATTTAACGATGAAGTACTTGTTGTTTTAATGAATTCTGGATCAATAAGTCGTTTAGGTATTGGTAATATATGTACATTCCAAAATCCACAATATACTGATAGTGGATCTACTAATAGAATGGTAAATCTTACAGGGTTAACACAAAATCAATTTAATAATAATGCGGTAACAGGAACAACCTTAACAGGACAAACCTCAATTATTGTTAATTATGCATCACCATCAGACCCAACAGGGCAAACAAATTTACAAAAAAATATATTGGTCAATATACCGCAAGTTTCACAATTACCAGTTCAAGGAAACAGTAACGTTGAACAGAGTTATTTAAAGTATGCGACTGATGTTGAATATTACCAACTAATAACAGGTATGACAGTGTCGGATTTTGAAGTGGCATCTCAAGGTACCTCGGGATATTATAATTCTGCGTATTTATTCCACAATGTTCAAATCGCAGTTCCTAATTGTAATGTAGTTAATTACGTATCAGGATATAGTGCATGGACCATTACAGACGTTTTAAGGTTGATACCGGGTTATGAAAGTTTTGAAGTTTGTATTTTCACAAGAGGGGTTGATCCGCATACACCAAAACAAACTATAAGATATGACCTTTCTAATATCTTTGGATTTACTACTCCGAATACGGTACAAGTTGAGGGTAGTTATTATTTAAACATACCAATACAAGCGTATACTTCAGGTAGTAAACCAAGAAGTCATAATACTACAACCAACAATGATAATTTTTTATATTTTAATTCTTATAGTTTTAATATAACAGGGACAAATTATACTCCTTTCTCATCTAATTTACCTTATTACTATTTAAGTACTGACGATACAATCTCTAACTCTTATGTTGCGGCACCTTTCTTGAATTGGCAGACAACAGGAAGTTTGGTTTTATCAACAGGATATCTTATAAACACACCATATACTCAACCAAGAAGTCAATCAGATTATGTTGGTGGTGGAGCGTTTGCCAGTTGGTCAAATAATAATGGTTTTGGTTATAATTTAGACACTGATAGTGGAGGTGGTTGTAATAACTTGTGCCAAGTAAGTCAATATTATAAATCTCAATCAACGGGTAATAATTTTGGATCAAGTTCTGCTGGGGGTAACTTAGCTGCACTATATTCATCGGCATATTATAGATACTCTTTATCACCAATAAATTTCTTGAATCCATCAAGGATTGTAATGAGAAGTGATCGACTACCAACATCCACAGGTGTGGAAAATGGAGCGGCAACCAGAACAGGATATGGTTTACATCAAAATAATAATTTTAGTTTATATACTGATACAGGTTTAGCATCACCACCGACAATTTATGCTGGTGGAGAACCAAGTTCAGGAGAGGATAATGATTCTGATGATGTGATTTCAGGTTTAACCTCGACCTTAACTTGTGAGGGTATGGTCCCATTGGCATGTTATAGTGGTTCTGGTAATAGTGTTGGAGTCTTACCCTCAGGACAATGTGATGTACCACAAGATAGAATGGTAAACGGATGTTACTGTTTAATTAACAGACCCTACATTATCCAAATATTTGACGACATAAGACTGTTCTTAGAATGGAAAGTAAGATTTACTATGAATTTGGCGGCTTGTAAAGGAATTTTTGCTCAAGTGTTTCAGAATAATTGGATAAATGGAACTTTGTATATGTTTAGCTTTAACAAAAGGAGAACTTTGTCAACATCAAATGTATTGACAGAATATAGATATTGTGAAGATGTTTTAGTTTTCAATCAGTTAACAAACACATTCTATTATAGATCCTCACCTTGGGATGGAAATGATTTTATAGGTAAGGATTCACCGTCAACTTCTTTTAATAATTTAGATTATGGTTATAATACTAAACAAATACAATTCCCAACCACAATTGTTGATTTAGGACCCAGAGATTATTTTATAAACGAAATATGTTGTTCACCAAGTAATTCAGATGGTTTTGGTTCATACTATGCAGGACAAATAAAATCTACTTCTTATCAAGACAACTCAGACATCATCCAACTAGGGTTCCTATCAAGAATTTTAAATCAAGGAACTAGAAGTAGAATGTTACCGATTGGTGTTGGTAATAGCTCAGGTGAAGGTAGAGGAATAATTCAATTCTTTAACAGCAGTCGTGGTGGTGATAGAATTGATGGCGATTGGGCTCAAATGTTGTCTATAAACTCTGAGTGGAAAGTATTACCATTTATCACTGAAAATATACCAAGTAATCAATATATCTATTTCGGTGATAATATGAATGGTGGAAGTGGATTGAATAATGATGAAATTGTACCAATAATGGGTCTATTTTTTACTGCAGACACCGCATATAGAAAGATTGAATCTCCGGGGATAGAAACTTTTAGTTTTAATCCATTACTGGAAGAAAATTTTGGATACCCAAAATCACAAGAAGTACCACACTATAAATGGCAAATAAAAACACCTTCAGTATTTCTAGGTACGCCAAATATATTTGGATCGGAAGATAATAATTGGTACACTACAACTTATAGTAATACTTTTTTTAGTAAAAAGTATCAAGACTTGAATTTTACAAGTTTAAATGAAAAATATATAACGACTCAAACAAAACTTGGTTTTATTGCTAGTTACAATATAAACGGTAATCCATTACCAATTACACCATTAAATAGTATAACACAAGGAGACCCAAGTACCGATCCGAATGAGGCTGTTGTTGTTGGGGCTCCATACCATTTTTATTTTGGTTTGAACAATGGAAAAACCGCAATAAACAGATTTTATAAATTATACGTGGGAGTAGAAGAAGAATGATAGTTGACCCAACATATAGAATAATTTTATCAACAGAAAGATACAAATCCGCACCTAGAACGGATCAATCCGTGAATTTACCTTTCAGTCAATCGATGAAAGAAATAATTGAGTTTGATAGATCTGTAGATTTAAATTTGGTTGATGTTTTTGACCAAGAAAGACAATCTTGTACTATATTTAGACCTGTGACTAAATTCACAATACTTTTTGAAAATGCTTTTACAGGATCAACAAAGTATTCCCCTTTTAGAGATAATTTATATTATACTGATCCGGTTAAAAATGCTAAATCATACTATCCGTCAGGAAATGTACCACTTGGGTCGACCCCAACAAATCAAGCAATTCCTTGGGATGGATTTCCTCAGTATGTTGAGTTTGATTTTATTAGGACTGATAATGATAATGTTGGGTATACTTATCCCCCAAACAATCACCTTAATTTTAAAAATGTAAGTGCGTCAACATACAACTGGTCTCATTATATTAGTTATCCATATGCTAACGTATATAATAAAACTTTATTTGCGGTAGAACCTGATAGTAGTGTAAATTGGACTTGGGTTGCGTCTGATGGTATACCATTTTACATTGTAGAAGGTAGTGATAAATTGTTAACTAACATAACATTCAAATGTCCGGTTGAGCATGGTTTAACGGTTGGAGAATTTGTTTATATGTCAATTAACTATAATGGAAATCAGATGTTTCAGGTCTCAAGTTTAGGAGATCCTGCTTATGGATCAGACTTATACATATTTAACCTAAGAAATGTTGGTTATACAGGAACTACTTTTGTTACAAATACCCAAGGGACATTCAAAAGAGTTATAAATGCCGCTAATTCTGCAGACACAGTAAGTGAATATTACATTAGAAAACATAAAATAATGACAACACCTGATTGTATGGTATTGTCTAATGCGGGATTTGAAAGAAATATCTATGGGGATAAAACAAAATGTGAAATAAGATCTTTAACACCTAATCAGAGACAAAGAACATCTGTAAAGGAAGGATCTAGATCATATACTTTGGCTTTCAATTGTGATATTGATATTGAAGGGTTAAAAGATAATCAAGGGAGACCAATAACGGAATTATTTTTTACGTCTATTTGGCGAGGATATTTTGGGTGGACAAGGAATTTGAAACAAGGTTGGTATTTTAATACTTATTTAGAAAACAAAAAACCACAGACATGGTGGGATAATAGTAATGCAAATTCAAATGTTACGATACCACAAAATTCTTACAATTCATTATTAAATAATGGACCTTTCTTTTATAATTCATTTTTAACTTCAGGTGATACTATTGACGGTGATTTTTGTGAGTGGAATAATTACAACCAACTTGAAAGAGTTATATCAATTTATCAACATAAAATAAAATATAACGAAAATTGGTTTAGGTTAGACAATCCATTACCATCATCTAATCAACCTGGATATTTTTACAGACCACATAACCCAATACAGATAGGTGCATTTTCTGAATATATTGAAGAAGGGAGTTCATCAAACGTGGTAGGGATACCTGATTATGCTTATTATTCTACATTATCCGCACTTTTTAGATGGAGAGACAAATATCCATATGGTTATGTTGATACGGACGGTGTAGGAGTTGATTTCCCATATTTGAATAATGCTCATTATCCGTTTATTGATACTATTTTCAGAATTACACCTGAAGATTATAACATACCTAGTGACTATGCGTCAATAGGATCAGTTCCTGCGAACATAACCACTATATCTGACCCTGCGGCTGATGAATGCGAATAAAATTAAATTATTAAAAACAGAACTTGATCAGTTCGTTAATATTCCTGTAAATATGCAATGGGATTTTACAGGTCGAGATGATAGTATTTCTGAATATGAAACAGATGTTTTAAGAAGAGTTATTGGTTTACCTATTGATTTTGAAATTGCAAAATTCGATCATAACGTATTTCCAAATATGGATTCGGCAATCAACTACGAATTTTATTTCTACGATGATTTACAATCAATAACCGCAAATACAATTCCTCTGACCGCTTGGACAGTTTCATATTTAAATAATGGGTTTAGTGCTGAAGAAGTGTATTATTATGCAAAACCATTCACCAAATCATTTTTCAAATTAGATTTATATGACACTACTGAAGAAAGAACACAACAAATTTATTTATCCATAATATTACCCGTCCAACAAGGACAAACTCAAACAGTAAGCTTATCACCATTTACTCCACCTGTCGAAATCAAAAAACCAAAGATGAAATTAGACTATATTGGAGATAAAGAGGGGTTTGCCATTTATTGGTTAAGATATAGAGATTTTATTGATATAGACACTTTTTTTATGACCGCAAAATTTTTTGACGCAAGATTAGGAGTTTTTAAACAAATGACAAATAAGGTCCAATCAACAATAACACCAAATAAATTTAACTTTAATAATGCCGATTATTTTTATTATAGGGTTGATCTAAATTATAACAATAAAACATACGAAGTGTTTTCAACATCAACAAATCAAAGAGTTGGGGATTCATTAACACCGATAAAATTTTTCGAATATGTTAACCCATAATGGAATTACAGGAATATAAATTTATAGTTTCACCCGAAAATATTAAAAGTGATATTATTTTCGTAACTTATACAGGAGATACTGATATTACGACTATTATAGATCCTTGTTGTCTTACGGCATCTACTTTTAGTGCGACTACCACAGGGACCACAGGTGTGTACCTCCCAATGGACTATCTTTTATCAGGAAATACTGGTGGAACATCGTTTTTAACAGGTTTATCTGTTAATATTATGATCACCGAATCTGCGGTTGATATTGGTTGGTACACACCAACCGATGGGTTAATTTTACAGGCTGACGTTTTAAATAACTTCATTGTAACTGCCAACACTTTAAATCCTTACACATTTACATTTTATAATACATCAGATTTAGAACTAATAAAATTTTTACAACTTGTCACATATACTTTGGATTGGGGGGATGGATCGCCACAACAATCTGTTTTAGGTATTACCCCAATAATACACACTTACCCAACAGCACCAAATAACTATACTGTTACATTAACCGCTAATTCACCATGGGGAATTTCAAAAGTACAAAAAATTGTTAATGTTCCATATGTCGATGCGGTTATACCAAACCCTCAAGGATCTATAACATTTTTTCCTGCTGGTGGAAATTGGACAGGAACTCCGATTAGTTATGATTATATTTTTACGGGAGATTCTAACACAGATATCAATGATTACTATTCCTACAATTATACATCTGTACCTTTTGTTGTTTCTGGTTACACACAATCAACATTAAATGATATTGCGCAATTTGGACCAAAAATAAATTTAGCGGGAGGTAAATATAAATTAGGAATACAAGTTACAGGTACAACAGGTGCTATAGGAACATATTGGGGAGTTGACCCAACTAACACATATTCGGCTTATACCATAAATGGTATAAACTATTTTGATTACGAAGATTTCACAATTTATGTTACAGATTCTTATGGTCTTGTACCTGGAGAAATTGTGTTGAGTGCTATCACAAAAAATGAAGCTTTATTAAATGTCATTGACCAACCAGAAATTATAACTAATGTTTATATTGAAAGAGGTAAGTACACACCTTTAGAAAATGTAATGAGAATAGGGGAAGTCGATACTGTTGGAGACTTAGAAAAATACGGATACAAATATTTCAATGTAGAAAAAGTGTCGACATAACTATTTATAAAAAAAAGAAAAAACAAAATGGCTACAGGTAATTACGGAACAATAAGACCATCAGATGTTAGTCCTGAAGATGTAGAAATCGTTATGGTTTATACTGAATCAAGAGACGACACACAAAATTTTACACTCACAACTTTGAACGCTCAAGACGTTCTTAGACCATATTTTAATAATGATGCTACGGGAGGTGATACTGTTGAGGTTTTAGGTGGTTTGTACAATTTAAAATTACCCGCAGACCAATTCAATAAATTAGGTATATATACCCTTATGATAAGACCCGCACAAATTAGGACTTTAATAACTGATTGTGGTGTTTTATCATCTTTACCAAATGTTAAAGGTATAGTTATTGATTTAAATAATGTCCCAACACAATATAAAAATAAATTTGTTAATCAAGGACTTGTTGGATTTAGAGTTGAGTATTTGAATCCTGATGGGACTAAAATCCCTAATTTTTTTAGAATAATAACATCTTCATTTTACTGTGAACCAGTTATCCAAAACTTAACTAACACAATTCAAAAATCTATCAGATATAGATATGTGGAAGGAGCAACTAATTTATTATTTTGTACTTTGTCCCCATCTTCATCACCCACTAATAAACCTAGTGCTACACCATATATAGGACAACCAAATCAAAATATTATAATTACAAATACATATTTTAATCCTATATCAACTGAAATTGAAATTGTTGATCAAGACATCTCAACACTTGCAATTGCGCTTTACGGTAATCAAACTAAGTCTATTGAAGATGGTATTTACACAATCTACGATTCTGATAACAACATCTACAAACAATACAACTTGTATGAAATTAAAGATCAGTTTAATACATTACTTTATGAGGTTAGACAAGATCGTGGTGAGAATATTGATTTCTCTAAAGCCTTTAATAATATCACAGCTTAATGGCAACAAATAAATTTACTTGTCCACCTCAGAGTAGTGCGGCCAATCAATTCTCAAATAATTTGGTTGGAGTTCAGTTAGTGACTGGCGGTGGTTTAACGCAAGCAAATTTTAACTTTACTACAAATATTACTGAAAAACAGAACCGAACTTTTACTATCGGTACATTTTCAGACCCAATAAATCTTGAGTCAATAAATATTGAGAACAATATTGAGGCTGCAGATATATTAGCAAACAACTATAGGGTTTATCCTAATTATGATCTTTCACAAGTAACTAACTTCACACAATACGGATCATTAACAAAAAGATTTTCAGTATCTATTACAAAAATAATAAATTATTTTCCAGCGGCTTTAGAGGTATCACCTCAAACTGCTGGTTTTATAACACAAGAAACCGCGATCAATATTTCTTATGATCCTGTGGAAGACGATACAACTTTTGAAATCACACTGTCCTCAATAAGAAACCCGTTTGATATTGACTACTCAATAAACGCCGATACAAATTCATTATTTAATGAAAACGAAGTTTCTCCATTGAGAAACATGAAACAACAATTCAAAAAATACGCATTAGTTATTGGTGGTAATGAATACCCTGTAAACTATATTTACCCAACTGATAGTTCATCAACAACATTCAAACTTATTGTTGATGGTAATCCATTTGGTGGTAACCAAATATCTTATGATTATTTAGTCATAAGACCAAACAACTATGAGGTTAATAGAGTTTTTAATTTGAATTTTGATGCGGTTGAAAACTTTTTGTTGAATAGACAAATAACACCGGCTTACACCGCAACTTTAAAAGTGCCAAAAGAACAGGACAATGGTACATACAAAATTACAACAGAATTAGTTACATTCCCAAGAGCGGGTTTATGGAATTTAGATATTATTAGTGCGAGTTTCGATAATTATTTAACTCAATTAAATGATTTTGCAACAAGTTTAGATGAGTATACTACAAATATAGTGTCTAGATTTTTAACCACAGGTGCTTTGAAAGAATTTGACACTCCTGACCAAAGATTCGAAAAATTATTACAAATTTACGGAAGAAGTTTTGACGAAACAAAAACATTCATATCTGCATTAGGTAATATGAATAGTGTTCATTATACAGTAAAAAATGACATACCTTCTCAACTCTTAAAAAATTTAGCTCAAACTTTAGGGTGGGTCACTAATTTCTCACCAATATCAAATGAAGAACTTTTACAGGCAGTATTCACAACTCAACCAAATAGATTTCCTGGTTTACAAATAGGACCAACACCTGAAGAATTAAATTACCAATTTTATCGTAATTTGATTTTGAATTCTGCGTACCTATTCAAATCCAAAGGAACTAGAAAATCTATTGAGTGTCTTTTAAGAATGGTTGGAGCACCTGAAGCTTTAATAGATTTTAATGAACACATTTATGTTGCCGATCAAAGAATCAACATGAGTGAGTTTACTAAACAATATTATCAAATTACTGGAGGTACGTATATAGAACAATTACCTGTTTTACAAGGTGATAACACATTCTCAATTCAGGGAATTCAATACACTGGTTTTACAACAACATCAACTAATATCAATGTATTAACTACAAGGACTGACTACCCTGTTGATGATTTAGGTTGTCCAAAAATGCCAACACCAACAGAAGAGTACTTCTTCCAAATTGGAGGAGGTTGGTATGAATCAACACCTGATCACAGAATGCCTGAATTCGCAGTACCAACGAATATTGTGTTTACAGGTAATAACCCAAATTTCCAAACTCAACTTTTACCTTTTAATTATGGTGAAGAATATCTTAGTAGATATAGAAACTTTCCATACATGAATTTAGGGTTCAAATTAAGAAGAATACAAGATAACAAAAAAAGTTGGGTAGATACTGATCCAACATTAAGAGTTAGTTCGGATGGTGGTTTTACTGCTTATTATGAGGTAGGTGAGGAATGTTTAACATTGAATGTTAAAAATGTTGACATAATGATGAATCCTGCCCAAGGTTTGGTTTACGATGTTTGGTCAATGTCTCGACAATATAATTTCCCTATCCCTGAACAAGGTTTATTTTATACACCACCATCTCCTTGCGACATACCTAATCCATATCCAAAATTAGGTGGAGTTGATTGGACAACCATAGTCCCAAAACCAAAACAAAAAACTTTCTTTGAGTTTGCGCAAACTTTTTGGAGAAACATGGTTAATACAAGAAATCGTCAATTTATTACCGATGGTAAGACAGGAGGTTACCCAACATTACAATCAATATATTGGAGATATTTGGAATCTCAAAATTTAGCCGGAATACAAAATGATAATTTTACATATCAAACTATGATAGAT